TTTTCTGATGTGCTTTGCAGGTCTAATCAATATCGCCATACGCTACAACCTCCCTAAACGCCTTTTAGCGGCTTGTCTTATGTCGTCGGGAATATCTTCGGGGTCGTCGTTTTCGCCCTTTCCTGTGGCTGTATTGCTCTCTGGCGGCTGGTTCTGGTTCTTTCGTTCCTCTCTGGCTTCATCAGGTGTTCTGGTGTCAGTCGTTCGCTCCGGCAGATGTCCTACCTGTCTGATGTAATCCTCTAAGCCGTCATCAGGAACTAAGATACCTATTCCGGTCATATCACGAACATAGGAAGCAACCTTTGTAATATCCACATCTTCAATATCTCCATGTGTCATCTTCGGGTAATCAGTGATTCCCTTGAAGTGGTCGCCGTTTATGTCTATGAGTG